GTAACCAGCATATAGGAAACTCTCCTCTGCTAAAGGACCAACCCAACCTAAATTGGGTCCTGTCCTAAGCAGGCGATTGCCAATCGTGTCATCTGGCTTGAAGCTCCTCTTCAGGAAAGTACATGATTCCAAATCTGTGTACGGAACCAACACACCTGACTTGTTGCCAGGCGTGTAGGTGAGTCCAAACATGTCACTCATAGTCTGAGCCACGGTGACCTGGTTGAACTTATCTCTCATCTCCTCATCCACTGCAGATATGTTGTCATCACCAAAAGTGTTAATGAAGGCATGCTTCCACATATCCTCCATATCTCCTGTATTGGCCATGTAGCATCCTGTTAACGTGATCAATGAATACATGGAATTGACCATGGTGGTCAAAGGGTGTCCACTGGGCAGAGATTTGTTCCACTGCACGACATAGTTGAGGCTGTTGCCAACCCCACATATGTGCCGTGAATGGACAAGCTCTAACCAAAGGGTGTTTCGTGCATTCTCATCCGCTTGGGTCCACTCTGGATTATTAAACCGGTACCACCGATTCACATAATCCAAAATGGCTTCATGTACCCATGGCTGTTCACTCGCATCGAACCTTGAAAAGTCACCATCAAACACATCATCTCCTACCTGCTTGAGGTTGCTCACGAGCTTATACCACCCGGTGTACTGATTCACTCCCGGGGCCATTCCGTTGTCTACATGAGTGTCAAACATGGCAGCAACGAAGGCCCCGAAGTATTGTCGCACACTTATGGTGTAATCCACTGGTGTGGCGGATATTACCCGTGTGGCAACCTCTCTCACTTTCTTCAGAGGCCTCAACTCGTCCTTGAGGAAATCCGTGCACAGGTGCAAGCATCTCACATTCCAGCGCGCATTGAAATTAATCAATTCCACGCTGTCCTTCAAGTCCTGCAAAGCCTCATTGTCTTCATAGTTGAACTCATACTCTCCATCGTGACCAAAGAACGCAGTTTTACCTGGCGTCCTCGGGGTCACATACTTGGCCCAAGCATAACCTGGACTTGTCTTCCTGTTTATAGGCTTTAACTTCCAACCCTCTGGGGCCTTTATGGCCTCCTCAAAGCTAAGGATGGTACGTGGGTGATGCTTGGTTGATTCCCAATGCCTCTGCATCGCTACATCAACCACGGGCCTCAAGTCCTTCGGATTCTTGTACATCTGTGGGGTTTGGTAAGCCTTAAGCCCTTGAACCATGGGCTCTCTCTTTTCGCCATCCACAAAAGCAGCCTTCAAAACTGCTGGTGCCATAGGACACTCACCGAACAGTTTATCTCTGTTCATAGCCGATTCCTTCAAGTTTGTTTTTGTAGGCATGTTGACAGGTGTCGCCAACGTACCCAACAACTCAAAAGAGCCATCCACAAGTCCAACTTCTCTCAATGAGCTCTGTAACTCAACGTGCCTCTTCCCCGATGTCCAAGCGACCAAATTGGAGTCCTCAGCAGCATCTTCATAGGTACTCAACTCAGTGAAAATCTGGCGTGCAACCTCCTGGCTGACGAGGGTACTGTATCCCTCGCGGCCATGATGATTGTCACGCCCAGCCGAGTGGAAACCCATGATGCATCTGCTGCTGGTGTAACGTGCCTCCGCTATTGAAAGCGGGGCACCACAGTCACCAGCCACGGTCGGGGCATTATAACGAACCAGACCATCCAGAGTCTGATTCGTCTTTGTGTCCATACCACGTCCCTGGTATGCACACGTAGGGGAGAACATCGTTGTCTGTTTGAGTGTCCCATCCTTCCTTCGGTGAGCCACATCCAAACGAACTGAAGTGTTCGACCCCCTCAGCACATTCTTGATATCTCGCTCTGTCAGGAAGTACTTGACAATGTTCTTGGCCGACTTGGTAAAAACGCGGCCAAAAGAGACACCAGCAATATCATAGCCTGGCATCTCAATTGTCTTTAGCAAAAGGAAATCTGCAATCTTCATAGTCACCTTCCTGTTATCTCGTGCTGTTGTAAACTCCATGTCAAGCTCTCCACTCATCTCGCGTAGCATAACCAAAAAGTGCTTAGGAAAGATGTAAACATCAGAACCAATTCCAATGAATTGGCCAACGTCCATATCTTCCACCACGCACTTAAGGGTGTTGTTATAGATGTGCTCATACACAGCCTCTTGTGGGGGCACTCCCACTTGGAGGTTCATCTCATCCCCCGAGTTGAAAGTGGCCATTCGTATGTACTGTGTCTCTCTCTTATCATCGTTCTGCTTGTGCGCGTTAACCTTCATACCAAACTGTGATGTTACAAAGTTGAACACTGCGCACAAAGCTGAAATGATTCCCTTCACGAGGTGAAACAAAGCTGTGAGTATCAAAGCAAACGTGACATCTTCAAGGACATCTGCAAATATGCCTTTGATACCCCAGCTTTCAAGCTTATTCTTAGCAAAAGAGTACCAGTCTCTGAGAACGCGTTTCAGCATACCCCAGTTTGTCTCATGTGCACTCTCAGCCTCAAATACTCTCTCTCGATAATACTGGGCTGATCTCACCCTCAACTCATCCTGAGTATCCACATCATCCTGCTCTGGTGCGAAGGTAGTATCGCAATCAGTAACACGAGGTGTATGAAACTCTTCAGTAGCATCATGTTCAGGGAGACTGGCCATGTGCAATCCAAAACCACACTTCGCTTGGACTAAATTAATAGCCCTGCGTGTCAAACCAGTTTCAGTCTCGACCTGCATGCAATCTTCCAACACACTGAGTAGAGTTGTGATATCTTGAATCTCCTTACGGTTCACGGCTTTGCGGCTCTTTATCTGGCGAGCCACGGTCTCAATCATTGCACGTAAACCGCCTGGATAGGTGGCCTCAGATATAGTCTCTCTATCAAAAGTGTGTGGATGTAATTCCCACACTCCCCAAGGCATCTCATCAAGCACTTCTGAAACGGTGTAGGGCACACCCTCTGCTTTGCGCTTGACAGATTCAGCAACTATCCTCTGAATAGCTTGGGCAAATAGGGAGTTGATCCTGTCAAAATCAAACATCCCTTGTTCGTTGGTGTACTCTTCATTCAAGGTCACCCACACTGCATTCTGGAATCTGCGCGTTAAGGCCTTAGGTTCCGTGATAAACGAAGCCCATTCAGCATGTACATTCTTGCAGTTGGTTGTACCAACTACAAGACAGGAATCAAGATAGAACTTGCCTTTGCTCGTCAGGTCAGCCATGTTAAGAGGGTAAGACCAGTTGCCTATCCCTCTTATCATTTGCATGGCCTCAGAATCCATTTCACCCTGCTTGGGTTTCACTTGAAAGCAATCATCCATGACCAAGCATTTCTGCCCTATATACCCATTCCAATACTCAGTAGAACCTTTTTGCCAAAGGTTCTCCAAAGCATCTTTCAAGGTACACTCACCGGATAGCATAAGAATGCAGCTGGCAATGTACCTCAAAAGCGTTGTTTTACCAACGCCGGAACCACCTCCTATCATCACGCAGGCAGGCATAGGTCTCATGTTGTTCTCTGCATTTATGGCACCTTCGTGCGGTGACAATGCCAAATTCAACTTCTCTAACCAGTAGCACAGATCCCTCTTGGACTCATTTGTCATAAGCACCTGGTGAAAGCCCAGTCCTGTCAACTGGACATCCTTGATTTTGCGTATCTCATCAATTGGTAACTGTGGATTTTTGGCAAGTAGGATCATCTTTTCAATGACGGTTTCTCGCCACTTTTGATAAGCATCCATTTTGCCTGTGAATGAGAAGGCCTGTGAACCCTCTCGCTTGGTAATCCAATTGAGCAATTGCTCAACAAGGGTTAGCATCTTCTTGATGAAAGCCTCCAAACCTTCAGAGCTTCTGGGAAAATTGGACACTCGCTTCATGAACTCACCCGTAACGGACTTCATATCTCTGCCCGGGACCCAAACTGTCATGATCATCATAACGATGTCTGAAATTACGGAAGCTTCTCCACTTTGTAACTTAAATGCACTAGGCATATAAGCCTCCAAAGTGGACTTGATGTCAGGCAGATAGGCAATGGCGACCGAAGTCATAACTGAAACCAACACGGGCACATGCGCATATCTGGACAAAATCCAAACAGCCAAAGCAATCAAGCACGGTTTCCAAACAACCTGTCCATACTCCTTCAACTTGTCAATGAACGCTGTGATGTTGGCCGTAAAGGTTGACAGCATACTGTCAACCTTACCAACCGTTCGTGTGGTCTGGGAAACTAACGAGTCAACCCCGTCAGCAGTGGCTCCAATTCTCTGTGCAACAGAGCTCACCGTATGCACCAAAGATGTGACACCGGCAGCAGCGATAGCTCCTGTCATCAAGCCACTCTGCAACTCAACGGATATGGATTCCCTTGAAGGAGACTGAAAACTTACTTCAGTCTCTTCAAAGCTGACCTCCAAATCCTCAATCAAGCTTTCCTCAAGTACAGATAATCGCTTCCATCTGTACATCGTTTTTCCTCGAATCTTGGTGCCAATCTGCACTCGCGTAGTCAATCGAGTCTTCAAAGCAGCAATCTTAGATTGCAGCCTATCTCTCCAAGCTCTCTTCTCACTCTTATGTAAACGCATGAATTTCTTCAGCTCTTTATTTCCTTGCTCTAGTAAAGACATAGCTTGATATACCTCAACCAAAGTGTGAACCTTCTTCTGAATCTTTTCGGTATCGTTCATCATCAAGGCTGATGGAGCCTGAAACTTTTGAGGAGTTTCCAACCAAGGTTGATTATCCATAGGTGGTGCGATTGACGGCAATGCCGATTGACCATAAAACATGTGGGAGTCAACCCACATGAGTCGTTGTTGACTAGCATCACTTCTTTCAAGTGCACGTACAGGTCGTCAATCTATACGCAGATGGGGGTTTGATATCCCCCTATAACTGTATCTATAAAATTTCGCAGTCATCATAGTCATCATTACCAACTAGAGAGCAAATCCATGCTCGATCTAGCAGAATAAATCAGAGCATAATGAACTGAGTCATAGTACAATTACTATAAAAATGGGCCGCTTTAACGGAAAGCGGGAACGAAAGAATATATAATGTATGCACTACTCACATAGTACAACGTAAAGCAAACATTTTTGTGTATATATTTTTATAATTTTTCCGGAGCCCCCGCTCACGGTCGGCCTGAGTATCGTACAGGATACGGCAAATGAAAATCCAC